ATTCAAACAATTTTTAAAGCTGCGTTTGACAGAGCACCCGGCACATCTAACGATGTTGCTAAAGCAAATGGTTGGGATGGTGTTACTACTGATGTTCTAGGTATTACTATTGCAGCTGGTGATTATCCAGTTGGAACAGAAATAACACAAACACGAACACCTGCGGTTGGTGATGTAACAACAATCAAAGGTGAGGTCACAGGAAAACCAGCTGGACATCTATCTGCTGAAGATTATATTCCTTACAAGCCAACAACAGCATCTGCATTTAAACCTACTGGTACAGTAACAGAAAACGGAATTTCCGTTGTATATAGTACCGTTACAGATGGAACAAATGCAAAAACCGTTACAAGTGTTACACACGATGAACCTTATACATTGAACAATGACGAAATGCACGTTATCGTTATTGACGAAGATGGATTGTTCACAGGAGAGCCAGGAGAGGTTCTTGAACGTCATGCTCATGTAAGTAAAGCAGAAGATGCTAAAAAGATTGATGGTTCAACCAATTATGTTGGTAATGTTCTGCGCACACAATCACAATATATTTGGTTGGGTGATCCTAAAGAATTGGATATTACATCTTCTAAAGTTTCAGGCGGAACACCTATGGCTGGTTATGTTCATGCTGGTTCAGATAAAGCAGGAAGTGTATTTTTGCCAATGGATGGTACTGCAAAAATTCCTGGCGGTTCATTGACTCAAGGTGTTGATGATAATGAACTTAGTGAAGGTGAGTTGATTGCTGGTTACGAACTTTTCAAAGAGCCAGAAGTTGTTGACGTTACTTTGGTATTGGGTGGTTGTGGTAATACAACCGTTAGTCGTTGGATTATCGACAACATTACTTCAGTTCGTAAAGACTGTATTGCATTGGTATCTCCAAATAAAGCATCCGTTGTTAATCCTGCTTCTAATAGTGCAGCAGTTGCTGCTCTGGAAGCTGATAATACAGCACTTGGTTCTTCAAGTTATGCTGTTATGGATGGTGCATGGAAATATCAGTATGACCGATATAACGATGTTTTCCGTTATATTCCAATGAACGGTGATATTGCTGGACTATGTGCAAGAACTGATTTTACACACGATGCTTGGTGGTCACCAGCAGGTTACAATCGTGGTACAATTAAGAACATTGTAAAACTGTCTTGGGAAGCAAATAAAGCTAACCGTGACGTAATGTATCAAATAGGTATTAATCCACTTATTACTCCAAGAGGTGCTGGAGTATTACTTTTCGGTGATAAAACAATGCAAGTAATTCCAAGTGCATTTGATAGAATTAATGTTCGTAGGTTGTTCATTGTTCTTGAAAAAGCAATTTCAATTGCTGCTAAGTCATTGTTGTTTGAGTTCAACGATGAGTTTACAAGAGCACAGTTTGTTAATTTGGTTTCACCTTTCTTGAGAGATGTTCAAGGACGAAGAGGTATCACAGACTTTAAAGTAGTTTGTGATGAATCTAACAATACAGGTCAGGTTATTGATACGAACAATTTTGTTGGTGATATTTACATCAAACCAAATCGTTCTATCAACTTTATCCAACTGAACTTTATTGCAGCTCGTACAGACGTTTCTTTCTCAGAAATTGGTGGATAAGTCTTATAAATATATAAAACAATAAAGGAGTAAATAAAAATGGCTAGTATTACAGATTTTGCTGCACGATTTAAAGGTGGTGTTCGTGCTAATTTATTTAAAGTAAATTTGACTGCTCCAGAAATATTTGTTGACTTACAATTTCTGGTTAAAGCTGCAAGTTTGCCCGGAATAACGGTTCCAGCAATTGACGTTCCTTTTCGTGGTCGTCAATTAAAGGTTCCAGGCGACAGGACTTTTGATGATTGGGAAGTTACAATGTTGAATGATCCCGAATTTGTCAATCGTGCTGCTATGGAATCTTGGATGACTCGTATTTCTGCTGCATCTGCTAACTATACCGATTTCGATAGAAATGATATCGGTTATTATGGTACAGCTGTAGTTTCTCAGTTGGACAGACAACAGGATGTTATTAGAACATATCGAATGAATGTTATTCCTACTGCTCTTGGAGAAATCACAGTTGATATGAGTGAGAATGATGCAGTTGAGGAATTTACAATCACATTTGCTGTCAATTCAATGGTAATTGATGGTCAAGGTCTTGACGCTACTGTTTCTGGTTCTGGTATTGATATTCAGGCTAGTGGACAGGTACAGATCGGTGATTTTCAAGTTGGAATTAGAATCTAAGTTTTGAAAAGGGGGAGTTCGCTCCCCCTTTAATTTTCATAATGAATAAAGGATAATAATATGGCATTCGACTTATTTGGATTTACTGTTTCAAAAAAGAAAACAACAAAAACATTTGTAACACCTGAAAACGATGATGGTGCAATTACCTATGTCGATGGCGGTGGTTTTGTAGGTACATATATTAATACCGATCTTGATGCAAAGGATGAAAATGTCCTTATACAAAAATATCGGGAAATGGCAATGACACAAGAAGTTGACCTTGCTATTACAGATGTTATAAATGAATCTGTTTTACATGAAACTGGAAAATCCACAATAAATTTATCTTTAGAGAAATTAGACCAAAGTGAAGCAATCAAGAAAAAAATTACAAATGAATTTAAACGGATTGTTAAGCTTTTAGATTTCAACAAAACAGGC